TTATAGGCGGGCTCGACATAGCCGGTCATAAACCACAGATTTGACGCGCCACCTTCCAGCATTATTTGGTCAACTAACACGCCGATATCCGCCAGCATTGTCGTAAGCATTCCGGGCAATATGCGGAATTCATAGCGTTCATTTGTGAACATTCTGCGCGCACTGGTGACCAGCTCGAATTGCATTTTGTCGAGCATATCCACATAGAGCCGCACGCAGGATTTTATCTTTCTGTCGAATTCCTTTATGGCTCTGCGCTCTGTTGGATCGAGTCCGGTAGGGTCGCTTATGCTGGCTGGCAGTATCGATGGGGAATATTGCGGCCCAGTCAAAGGACTACGCGAAGTCGCGACCGGATCTTGAATCGCTGCTTACATCGCCACCATACCAGCGTCGCCTTGGCCTGCTACGCGCGCGTGAATTCGAGGGCATGAAAGGGCTATCTGACGATATTAAAAAGGATATGGCCCAGGTGCTTACCGATGGACTGGGGCGCGGGCTGAATCCTCGCGATATTGCGGAGAATCTAACCAAGCGCACAGGCATACACCAGAGCAGGGCAGAAAATATAGCCCGCACCGAAATACCCAACGCATTTAAAACCGCTCGGCGCGATGAATCCAGGCAGGCCATGAATGAGCTTGGCTTTTTCATAAAGATGATGCACTTGTCGGCAATGTCACCAACTACGCGCAAGACTCACGCCCAGCGCAATGCCACGCTACACACGATTGAGGAACAGCAGGAATGGTATGCGCAAGATGGTAATATTTATCGTTGCAAATGCACAGAAATTGAGACTCTTGTGGACGAAAACGGCGAGCCACTATCTACCGGAGCAATCGATAAGGCGAAGAAAAGACCGGTGAATTATGTGGGGATGGAGAAATAAAAAAGGCCGCATAATTGCGGCCTTTTCTTATGTGCCTTGCGGCTAGTATGTGTTATGCGGCTGCGCTAAAACTTCGAGAATTAACAGCTTTCAGCATCGACACAAAACCAATAGCAGAATCTCCAGAATCGCGCCCACTGGATACCAGCTTGCGGTCATTGGTAACTTTCTGCATGGCGTTTTGCGCAACTTCGATTTCGAGTTTCTTCGGAGTCAAATGCTCTGCCACCATATCAGCAGCAAGCAAAAACACATCCCCTACAAAAGCAGCGCACGCCATAAGTACACTGGCAACTGCAAAAATAAAACTTCGACAACGTTTTAACATGACAAACTCCTTGGTTGTGATTAATCAAACAGGAAATTCAGGCTATCAGTAGATTGCCGCTGTTGCAATATAAACCCGCCTCGTGAGCGGGTTTTTTACTTTTACACGGCACGTGGACCAGTTGGTTGCGGCCTTGGACCGTCATCAAGAGAATCGTCATCATCCTCTCGGTCAAGTCTGCGCGAGCTTACATCGTCATCGTGCTCGCTTTTGTAGCGACCATTACGACCACGCTTGCTCTCCGTCCAGTAGTCTGGATGAGTGCTTCTGCTACGCCCACCGCGTCCGCGACCACGCCCATATTCATCACCATCCTCACCAAACCAGACCGGGATAATAATCGGTGATGGCTGACGGTACGGATACCAGTGAGAATACGGGCCCGGCTCTGGCTCTGGCGGCAAAGTAATGTAGCTTTGATCGCCATAGCCGTACGGGTTGTAAACCTGCGGACTACCAGGCACCGGCTGATGAGGCTGACCAGGAACCGAGTGCTGCGGCTGGCGTTGCTGGCGCTGCCACTGCTCACGGCGTTGACGGTCTTCGCGCTCATGCCGCTCTCTTTCACGGCGCTTGCGATCATGGTCATCATCATCATACCCGTAGCGCTCCCTTTCGGATTCGCTGGAGTAGTTCATCGGCTCATAATCCACGTCAATATGCGCCTTACCGGAGCGATACTTACGAGACCATTCGCGCAACGGATCAGACCCGCTTTCACGCGCAGGGCGAAGGTATAAAGTGTCGCCCTTAATATATGCCTTAAGCATGTCGTGCCCCTCCCTTGTTGATGAGCGTCAGGGGTGATTAACCCCGGGCGTTCACATTGGTAGGGTTTGCGGTTTGAGAGGTACCAATAGCACCGCTGTTGCCGACATTCACGCTGTTATTGGTAGCGCGCGCAAACTGTGAATCGATGATATCCAAACGGTTATGCAGGCGCTCAAAGTCAAATTGCGATTTTTGGAATTGCAATTGAGCTTGGGTTTGTTGCTGAGCCTGAGCTTGAGCGGCAATCGCAGTGTTGGTGTTTTCGATGTTGATGCGGATGCCATCAAGCTCGCGACGACTTTCAGCGTGGCGATGGTCATGGCGCAACTCAGTAACTTCATTTGCCAGGATAATCTTGTCATCACGCAAGCCTTGGATTACGTTTTCTGTAATCAGGTTAGCAATGCGGGCTTCACTTGCAGCAATCGCCGCGCGTGTCTCGCTGCCTTGACGGTCAACATTGGTATCAACACCAGCGATAGCAGTTTGGATTGCGTTTGATTGCACCAGCTGGCCAAGCTGCAGTTGGTTAAGCTGAATCGTCAAGGCTGCTGCGTTAGCGTTACCCTGTGCAGTCAAGCTAGCAACAGCACCTTGCAATGCCAGTTGCAACTCAGCACCAACGGCAGGGATTTGACCTTCAACAGAGCCAAGCTTTGAAAGGATCGCGGTAAGTACGCACTCGCAGTTGGATGAGTCATTGCGGTCATTCAGAGCAGCAATAACGGTAGCTAATGCTGCAGTTTGATCTGAACCGCCACGTCCGCCGCCATCATGGCAATGGTCACCGCCGCCATCACGACCAAAGCCGCGACCGCCAAGCAATGCCAAAAGGACAAGCGCATCAAGACCGCCGCCGCCAAATCCACCACCAATGCCGCCCACAGGAACGCCAAACGGCATGCCGCCGAAGCCGCCACCAAAACCGCCGATGCTTGCACTTTCGTTATTTACTAAGGCCATGATTCATATCCTTTGAAATCATTAATTTGAAGTGTGGAATCCACATCCATGTGGGGAGTCCATCCTTGTGCGTAACAAAGTTACGATTGACGCCGGACGCTATATAGCCAACCGGCGAAAACCAATATAATCCGCGCTTATAAGGAAAAATAGAGGTATACGAAAATGTCACAGACTTACGTGACAAAGGACGGTCGATGTATGTGCTGCGGCGCCAGGATGATGGTGCAGTGCGATACATGCCCACGTTTTTTTGTGCCCACTGATGATAGACATGTGACGTGCACCGATAGATGCAGACAGAGAAAAAGCAGGAAGAAAAAAGCCCCTGAGCGGGACTGATTTTATATGCGCGAGGATTTTAGTTTTGACGATACGAGCCTTGATGATTTAATTGATGTGCCAGCAATACCAGGGTCGGCACTTACAACCTCGCCTGCATTGTTAAATACTAGTGTCCAGTATGACATTACGCCGGTCACGGTATCGCGCATCCAGCCGGTCGTAGTGCCAGCTGAATCAATGGTGACGCCAGAATCAGAATACATCACCGAGCCATTCACAGGCGTCATATAAAGCGTCGAACCTTCAACCGTGTAGCCTGCATTCGCAGCGTGATAACCAAAGAATTTAGGGTTAGCAGTTATTGCCCCGGTAAACGTCTGCTTAACCATTCCAGCGCTATAGGTAACTGTTTGCGCCAATAATGCAGACTCACTGGCCCGCGTGAAAGTAAATTCAACGCTGCTATCCAGAAGCGGGTACACAGCGCCATCAGTCCAGCCAGAAATGCTAAATGTGGTCGAGTTGGCGTCTCCGCTAATAACTGTTGCAGTTAAGCCGGTTTTGTTTGTAGTTATGGAGGTGATTGCACCAGTAAACCCAGTGTGTAAAGCAACAACGCTTGCTTGTCCTTGAGTGATTGGCGAGCCGCCATTGATGGAAGTTATTGTCTGCGATGGCGTGTAAACAGACGTTAGCGACTTTACGCCAGCGAGTGCACTCCTTGTTATGCTGGCTGCTTTTAAATTAAGCCCAGCTGTCCCTGCATAGGTATCCACAGAAACAGTATTTTTAAGAGTTGTAAATACACCGGTTGTCTTGTTGTAGCTAAGTTCAACAACGTCTGTCGCAGTCTGAGTTATTACAATTGTTTTTAATGGGGTGGTCGTTTGGGATGCATATGCAGTTACTGTGAAAAGCCTGATGTTAGTATCGTTACAGAATACAGCTATACCATTCCCACTTGAATCCAATAGAAGCGGGCCGCGAGATTGCGTGGTAGTTTGCAGCCCAAGCTCAACCCTTGATGCAACAATATTTCCAGTTAGGGTTGTCCCATCAACAATAATTCCATCCAGGCCGCCAATATTTCCTAGGGCGAAATTATTGTTGCTTACTCTGATGTTAGCAGCTGGAATTGTATAGTCTGTCACTGCGGGAGGCGTAGTTATTAGCCATGGCAGTACATCGCCCCTTCCTGCTGCCGTTAGCGTTCTAGTAATTTCCGGCATTTCTATACCCCTTCATAAAAGCCGTACTGGCTTACGAAAATATTATCGAAGTGGATATCAAAAGCTGGTGATCCACCGGCAGGAGCTTGCGACCAGTCACCGAACGACAAATAAGCAATATCGCCATTGGTGTAGTGACGGTTAAATAATCCGGTAGCCTTCACATAATCGACGCCATCAATACTCACCCATATTTCGCCGTTATTTACTTCGTTTGCAGCGCTGGTGCCATCGTTGAATTTGATCTTGAATCTGAATGTGTGCCAGCCAGTACCCCATTGCGAACTGAGGAAAGAAACACCCGGGGAAACAATAGACGCCCCCATACCCCAGCTGCGCCCAACGTTTGCCGGACTTGCACCGCTCAAGTTAACCACTTGCTGGGCATCATTGGAGTTGGTGGTTCCGTCTCCGAAGTTCACATAGATCATTGAACCGTTATTGATGCCGGTATAGTCAAGTCCGAACGTTGCATTGGCAACAGTGTTCTCGCCGCCAGTTGCATTGCGCCCGAAAACCTTAAAGAACTTCAGCCCGTGCTTAGCGTTTGGCATTTTTGCGTCGAACTTAATAAAAAGCTCTTTGTGGCCGTTAGGTACGTCAAAATGGAGTGCGTTAAATATGCCCCCAGTAGATGCAGCTAATGCCGGGTAATTCATCCGTAAAGCGCCTGCTTCAATAAACGGATTGCTATCTGTCGCAGCGAATACGTATCCAGGAACCACAATGGGTGGCGGCAATGCCGTGCTGAAATTAGCCCGCCCAAGCAGACGAACCTCAGGCAATCCAGCTGCATCGACATATGACGACATATTTCCTGTTGTCGCATCATCATAAATATTGAATATTGCTGTTGGCATTTTGCTTTTCCTGGAAAGCCAAAACCCAACTATATCATTTTGGGTGGCGGGGTGCTAATTGGGTGTACGGCAAATGAGCGCCCACAAAAAAGCCGCACAATTGCGGCCTTATGGCTTTGGGGATGCGGATAGCATTACGTCAATGCAGTCATTCCAGCCTTTTTTGTAAGACTTGCTAATAGCACTATCAGAGCCTATTTTGTCCGGTATCGCTTGCGCTGGCAGTGGGTGCAGGTATACCGGAGTATTGGCGCTATCCGATTTGGAGCCACATAAAGACGCGTACCCGTGCACCTTTCCATTTGATATCTCGTCGGTGGCAACATACCCTACAGGCTCTTGCTCCCCCGCCTTTGCCAATACTGCGCGCTCGATGGCATCAAAGGCGTCCCACAAGTCGTAATTCTTGTCGGTATGATACTTGTCAATGATTTCCTGCTTTTCTTCATCTTTTAGCATAAAAACTCCGGTTAGGTTTGCTTATCCTGCCCTGCGGGCTGTTGGTTAACTACTTTAGTAAAGTTGCGACCCATAAACCAATTAGAAACAAAACCGGAAATGAAACGGCTGTCATAAGTAGAATGTTTAAATTTTTATCAAACTCTTCTGGATCGCTCATGATGCGCCTATTAGCCCTGTGTGGGCGGGTTAAAATTAAAAAATCAAAAATACTATAGCAACAGTCACCGGCAGTCCTAATGCAAACCCAATCTTATTTTCCATCGGTCGAATCAAATGCAGTCCTACGCAATAAAAGCAAAAAATAAATATTGCGCACCATATTAAAATCACTTCCGGCGATACTGATGCGGTCATAGGTCACCTAAAGATTTAAGCTGCTGTTCAATTTTTTCGGCCTCTCTGCGTAACTTTGCTGCCAGCTCAACAGCGGCATTAACTTTGTGAGAGTCATATTCGCCGCTATCGTCGAGCAGTATGTCGCTGCCTGCTTCGCCCGTCTGGTCTTCTATCCAAGCCGCCGCGTGCTTCAATACAAATATTCTTGCTAGGCGCTTCTGCTTCACATCAACCCCCTACGCTTTCAGGATTGTCCAATTCAATTTCTTTAATCTGCGCAATCGCATCGGTAAAGCTTTTTGCAGTTCCGCACAGCCCATTGCCACCGTCAGCGCCATCGTAGTTGTCGTGCACAAAATCATAGTCATGGCTGCGGTCAGGTATTGGCTTTGGGTTGTGGGTTATGTACCAGCCTGTTGGTATTTCAGGCTTATCCACTTCGGGCGCTTCGCCACCGTCAGTAAATTCAATCTCTCTCACCTCATCGGCACCAAAAACCTTGTAAATTTTGTTGCTATCAGGCTTGAAGGAACCCTGGCAAACTTGGCAGATATTTGATGGATTGGGATTGCTTTCAGGCTTGTCGTTTAGCTTGTTGAGTAGGGCGCGGCATTGCTGGATATAAACTACGCCGGTATTGGTCATAACGTTTTTATTCATTTTCAGAACATGATCCAATTTTTCTACAGCTTCACGCGCATCCTGCTCGGTGATGCGGGGTGACCATTCCGAGGTTTTGCTCGATATGGTTTCAGGCTTCGGCGCGGTGGATAGCGCGCGCACCTCTTTTGCCAAGCCGCGATATAAGCCATGAAAAGATGTCGCTTTTCCAGTAGCCCCAGACTTCAAGTAGCTATCCCATGCGCGCTCTTGCTTTTCGGCTAATGCATCAATGTAGTTAGCCGCCAGCTCTATTCCATCGCGCACCGCCACTGCTGGCGATTGCTGCGCAAAAAATGCCTCTACGCACTTATTCCACCCTGAGACCTCTTGATAGTTAGACAAGGAAAATCCAGGGGTGAACCTTTTCTTTGGCATCTCCACTGCTGGTGATGACTGCTCATCAATTAAATAACCCGCGTGACCATGCGATCCGCTGAATAACAGTGCACTAGATGGCTGCAGAAGTGGGGCTCCATCTTCTCTAACTATCTGTGCAACTTGAGCGACCAGATCACAAAGGCTCGCCTGCTTTGCCGCAATGGACTCACCGTTAAGCAAAACGTCAAGATCACGAACAAGCTTGCGATGATCTGCGAGAACTTCTTCATAGTCGCTGGCACTTGCCGCCTGCTGAACTGGAACGGCACCAACAAAATTACCATCCTTGACCAGCGCTTCTACATTTCGCATAGACCACAGACCGGCTTCGTAGCAGTCGCCGCGTATCGGTTCTGGACTATTTTGCGCCAGCAACTGCTCGCGCTCGGCAAGGATATCCTGCGCTTCTCTATGCTTGGCAAGTAAGTCAGTTATCCCATTGAGACCATTACCTCTAATCAATTCCTGATAATAATCCCAACTTTCTGCTTTATTTTTCGACTGCTCTAATTCGGCCTCCACTTCGCGCATTCGCCCAATAATGCGATGAAATAATTCGCCGTATGTGTGAGGGCGAGTCAATCCAGCAGATATGCAAGAGCGATCACATGCCTGCACGCTCAACCGTAATGCTTTGGGTTGCCACTCAGAGAGAGAACTTCTCGGACAGATACGAGCAAGCCCAAATGGCCAGGGCAATGTACTGGGCCGATGAGATACTTGACATTGCCGACGATGGCACTAACGACTTCATGATCAAAACCGATTCCGATGGCAATACGGCATACGCTGTCAACGGCGAGAATATCCAGCGATCCCGGTTGCGCGTTGACTCCAGGAAGTGGCTAATGTCAAAAATGCTGCCACGGTTCGCAGACAAGCAAAGCATCGACCACACGACCGGTGGTAAGCCATTGGACGCTCCCACAATCATCGTTCTCGAAGGCGCGACACGTGACGAAAGCGACGATCAAGCTACCACCTAAGCTGCTACCCGTATTCGGCCCTGCGCGCGGCGCCCTGCGATATCGTGGCGCCTATGGTGGCAGGGGTAGCGCCAAGTCATTTTCGTTCGCCAAAATGGCTGCCATATGGGGTTACGTCGAACCGCTGCGCATACTTTGCACCCGCGACCTCCAAGGATCGATCAAAGAGTCATTCCACGCCGAGCTAAAAAACGCCATTGAGTCAGAGCCGTGGCTTGCTGCTCATTACGATGTTGGTGTCGATTACCTGCGCGGAAAGAACGGCACCGATTTCCTGTTCAAGGGTCTGCGCCATAACATCAGCTCGATCAAATCGACCGCTCAAATCGACCTTTGCATAGTTGAGGAAGCTGAGGACGTGCAGGAATCCTCCTGGCTGGCACTGGAGCCCACCATCAGGGCGCCTAAATCTGAGATATGGGCGATTTGGAACCCAAAGATGGACGGCAGCGCCACCGACCGCATATTTCGCAAGGAGAGGCCGGACAGGTCGCGTATCGTTGAGATGAATTACAACGACAATCCGTTTTTCCCACAAGTGCTGGAAGAATTGCGGATTAAGCAGCAGAAAAACATGGAGGCCGAAACCTACGCATGGATATGGGATGGGACATACCTCAAGAACAGCAGCGCCTCAATTTTCCGTGGCGCATGGCGAAAAGATCGGTTGCGCCCTGACGAAAATTGGCACGGCCCATACCTGGG